ATAAAAAACTCGGCAATAATGTTGGTTCTGAAAAACATCCGATAGTTAAAGTGCCACTTCCATAACTTAAAATAGATGTGCCAGGCGAAGGACTACCAACCGCAAGCCCATCAACGTACAATATAACTTCACTACCATCGTAAGTACCTACTAAATGATGCCAATTATTATCCAACACTACTCCACTCGTTGCACTTGTAACTGTTCCTGTAACATTTGTTTTTATTGCGAATACGATTTTATTTGTTGCAGTAGTTACGTAAAAACCGTATGCATCAGCTCCTCCAGTTGGTCCGTCTTGACTGATTATCCTAGTGAAAGCAGAGTTAGCAGAGCCTTTTATCCAACAACTCACCGTTATAATGTTTGGTTTTAATGCCGCGCTATTTCCGCAATCAACATAATGATCCACTCCGTCAAAATCTAGTGAATATGTATTGCTGAAAGGTGCGCCTCCTCCTGCGCCTACTACTAGACCGCTATTATATCTATATCCATAACCGTACATAGACCTACTTTAAGATTGCTACTACTGATCCACTTGTTAAAGTTATAGCGCTAAAGTAATCGCCTTTCTGTGGTGTTATTAGTACTCCTGCCTTTACTCCACTTGCAGGGGTTGTGATATAGTCTGCTAACACGTCTGTAGAATCGTCTCCGTTTACTTCTAGTCTAGCTATTACAGTATCCTCTGCTACGTAATAACTATCTGAATTTAGTACTTTCTCTGCTGTGTCGTTTATTACTACGACTCCGTTAATGGCTATTAATTCTCCTGAATTTGTCATTTTTATTTATTTATTAATTTTGTGGTATTTGGCATTTATCGTACTCTAGTGGTTGCTTAAGTTGCATTGTCATAGTCCAACCTGTTAAGGTATCGTCAAAGCGTTCTGTAAAGCTGCTTATACTTCCTGACTTTTCTATCTTTACAAACTTCCAGTTGTCTGTGTATAGCTTTTCAAAATATGCAATAGTATCTAAAAGAATTAACAAAGTATCGCTTTTAACTTCTGTTTCTACCGTTCCCTCGTTTGCTTTGTCCATAACTAAGATGTTAAAACCGTTAGTTATAAACCCATCGCCAATAGTTGCAGGGCTATCTTGAACAAATAAAAGCGGATAGTTAAAGTCTTTAAGTAGAGAATCGTGCTGCACTACTTCCCAGAGGTCTCCGTTACCGAACTCGTTTATCTGCTTGTGAGCATTTGCGAACTCCTGAAACTCTTGGATCATTTGATTGTACGTTATTCTCATTTCTAAACTTTCTTAGTTTCTTATCTACTATGCTAAATTTCTTTACTTTATTCTTTGCCATGTTTTAATCATTACAACAATCTCTAAGGTAGTCAAAGCCTGTGCCTCTATTCTTTCCATTACCCAAGTATAAGCCTCCAGTAAAAGCAGAGTTACTAGGGTATATATCATCTGTTTCAGAGTTACTAGTATATAAAGGAAATAGAGTATGGTTAGCTACTAGATAATTAATTATGTCCTCAGCAAACATCTCAGCCTTATCTCTCCATCTGTTTAACAAGTGGTTTAAATCGTCAAAAGAGGTTACTTGGCTATTCTCTGAATTCTGCTGTACTACTCCCTTATTCCTGTACTTGTATGCTAGTATTGGTGTCATTTCAAAAACTAAGTATTTAAGTAAACAAGGTGCGATATAAGTATTAACTAATATAAGGTCGTTTCCTGCTAGTGTTCCTGCGCCTGCTTTAGCTATAATGTCATCGAATAAGTTAGTGCCTAGAATCGGCTTAATGTACTCCCTTTGAGCAGTCCAGAGCGCATCTACCATAAGTCGTTCATCGACATTGTCATCTAGGATACTGTTATCCTTAATGTAGTCCATATCTATTAGTAAAGTTCTAGCCATTGTGTTTTTCTTTTACTTCCCTTCTTATTGCTTTTGCTCTTTTGCTGTGTGGTCGCATTATAATAAATTCTATATCTTCTTTAAGTTCCTCAGCTACTTTTACAGCTAATTCCTTTTTAAATTTTAACCTTTGGTAACTACTAAGCATCTTTCTTAACTCTAACTGTTCTGGCACTCCATACGTGTCGGCAGTAGGGTACTCTATTACCGTTTCTATTCCACCATCCGCCTCGCTTACTCCATAAGTCTGTACCTTGAGCGTTTAATCCTTGTCCTTTGCTGCCTGCTATAGAGTCTCTAAATTCTCTTATTTGCTCGTATGTCCACGACCTATCTCTAGATAATGCTACCATTCTTTTACAAAAGTCTCTACTTTGTGTTTTTAATGCAGGAGCGTCTGCTCTTAATTTGTATTTATAAACAGTAATTATCTCCTCTATTCCTACTGGAGTTTCTTCTACTGCCTCCTCGCCATCTTCTGTAACTTCAACTTCCTCGCCATCTTCTGTAACTTCAGCTTCCTCGCCATCTGCCTCAAGTAGCCCCTCCTCAATAAGTCTGTCTATCCTTTCTTGTATCTCTGCAGGTGTTTCCCCTATTATTTCAGCCAATTCTTCAACAGTTGTTTTAGGCTCATTTAAAAGTGTATCTATTATCTGTCTGTCTATGCTACCTATATCTGCAAAGTCGAAAGGGTTATAGTCTAGCTCCTTTTCGCTTATAAATTCTAGCTCGTCATCATGATAACCTATTTTACTAAGCTCAGTCCAAAAAAGCTCCTCATCTTCGCTAAATACTTGCTCTGTTTTCTTTTCTAAAGGCTTTTCTAAAGGCTTGTATCCTGCAAGCTCTCTAATTTCGTCAGTCGTTAATACTGATACTAAAGTACTCTCTGAAATTTGTACTTTGATAGGTGCTATCTTTTCTATCTTAAGACCGCTAGGCATTCCAAGTAATACTACAAAGTCATTAAATAGCTTTTCGTACATTATTTGATTAGGCTCAATGTAACTGCTATTCATTGCCTCTATTGCTACCCTTAACTCGTCAGCGTTATTACTAAACCCTGTGTCTATGGTTTTAATGAATACAGAAGCATCTACTCCATGAGCTGTAAAGATTTCGTCTTGTATCTGTTGGTTTAAGTTTATAAACTTGTCGTCTTGTCCGTTTGGGTTTGTGCTTATTATTTCTACTCCTTTCTCCTTTCCATCGTCAAAAATAATAACTGGCTCGCCTGCATTATTGCTGCCATGATGCTTATTCTTAATCTGCTTTTTAATGTAGGCTTGAGCCTCTTGAGTAGGCTGACCATTATGGAAATTCCAAATCGTTCCACCACTGTAACCATGCTTTGTATTGTTTAAAACATAGTTAGCAACCTCGTAGTCTGCTGCGATATACGGTACTCCTGCCACGTAATTTGGTAAAGGGTATTCTTTAAGGTTTGGTCTGTAAGACTTATAGTAACAAATGTATCTTTCGCCTTTTACAGCTGATCCATCAAAAGGAAATGATGTTAATGTTTCAAAGTCCTCATTGTTAGTTGGCTTTTTTGCTGCCCAGTCGCTAGTATAAAAATAAGTATCCTCCTCAACTCCTACTCTAATATCGCCAAAGTCAATATGATTAATGATAAGACCTTTGCCATCTTTAGTAACAATAACCTCCAAAGCATAACCCCCAAATAGCTCGTTATCTTTTACAATCTTTTTTGTAAGTTCAAATAAAGAGTCGTTACCAGGACGATTAATAAAGTTTTCTAGCTTTACTTTGTCCTCTAGCGTTCTAACTGTTTCATCTACTCGCCAACCTCGACCGCTTATGTAGTTTGTTTTACCGTTGACTATACTATTGTGCTTTCCTGAGGTATTGTATAACTCAACTAAATAGTCTGGGTATAAATTCTTGTAAGGTGCTTCTGTACCGTATACGATATAGTCTTTACCTCGCTCCTCTTTAAATACTGGAGGCTTGTTAGCTTCAAAATTAAAGATTAAAATATTTTCTTTGTTCATCATGTTACTTGATGCGTTTTATAGGTTATGTCTATGTCGTGCTGATTATAGGTAGTACTTGCACGTTCTAAGTCCATTAAGCCAGACTCTACTAAGCTAGTTGCTAAGGTCGGATCTAAGTTAGTTGAACTGGTTTGCTCGTAAACAAAATATTCGTATTGACCGCCTGCGCCTAGTATAAGCTCTCCAGATAACGGTAGGTCTGTTCCCTCTGTAAATACAAACTCATTGTACCTATCTTTATAAAGTGAGGTATCTGACATTATACAATAGTAGCTAACTTTCTCGGTTACATTTCTAAATTGAAATAGGTAGATAGGAGAAGATAATGTACTCTTTTCCTTTAGTGTTAAAGTTAGATTGCTTGTAGTATTTTCGTTTATCAAAATCGGCATTACTCAGAATCGCTTTTCTCTTTCTTTTCCTTCTTTTTTTTCTCCACTTTGAAAACATCTAAACCTAACTTTTTATACTTAGCAAACTGTTTTTCATCGTTCACTATGGTAACGTGTCCGACTACTTTATGATAGACAGAACCGCCTCTTTTATATTCATCTTTTAACTCCATATTATCTATTGTAAAAAAAATTAATAGTTGTATAAAAAAAACTATAAAATAAAAAAAGGGCAATAAATTAATACTGCCCTCTCCTTAATTAGTTGGTTAAAACTATGCGATAGTTAGCCCTGCGATAACTGCAGCATCTACCTCTAGCATCCGCTTAGCCTCCTTAGAGCTTATTGAATAGGTGTAGCCATTATGGTCGCCCATAGCTGCGCCTGTAACTGATGTACCGCTTAATTTATCAGCAGCGTAGTAAGCTCCGACTGTCCAGTACTTTTCATTCATATCCTTAACAATCACGAATAACTGAGCTTGGTCTAAAAGTGTTAGCTCCTCGTTTTCTGATGCTGTTAAATTCTTAGTGTTAAATTCTAAAACTGAATCGTAAAAGTTACTGCCATTCTCTAAAGAACCAGTATGCGTTTCGATTAAAGAACCGTTCTCCTTTTCTAGAGAGTATCTGTAAAAGTTAGTAGCTCCTGCTTGAGTTAGTCCTGTGATTACTCCTGCTAATACTGTGTCTATTGTTATATCTCCAAAGTTAGCGATTAATACCTCAGAGATGCCTCCAGTACTATTGCGGCAATCTATTGCCCTTCCTTGTGTTAATGCACATGCCATATCTTATTGATTTTTAGTAAGTTACAGTAATTAGTTAAACTATAACTTTAAATTATTATTATTGTTTTGTTATAAAAAAAGGGGTAAGGCTTTTTACCCACCCCTCTTTAATTAATTGTTAAAGTCCTATTAAGGAATTAATGTGAATTGTACACATTCGTCTGGAAATCTTATCTGTATTCCCCTCTTAAACGTAACATCGAAGAAAATGCTCTTTTCAGATACTGGGTCTAGCCTAACGGACATTTGGTCTTCATCAGAATCTCCATCCATTCCCACGACTACATTTGAGTCTCTTGTTAAAATCATTCTCTCGTCTCCTGCTGCTCCCGGAAGACCTACAGTAGAACGTAAAGCTACGTTAGTTCCGTAAAGGTTTACTTGCTCGCCATCTCCTGAGTAGTGGAATAAGTTAGCGTTTTTAAGTGCGATAACATATTTTTTGTAAACTGATGTAGGTACCCATAATGAAAGGTCATCTGCCTCTGAGATATTGTCAGGGATAGACTCCCACATACCGTCTAAGATGTCTAGTACGTTAGAGCTTGAGATTCCAGTTGCTTCCGTTACTGCTCCTGTGTTACCATCTACTGCTGCACCTGCGTCTACAATTTTCAAAAGACCATCGTAGTAAGATAGGTTGTTAGTACCTGAAGCAGTATCGCCTTGAAAATCTGCTACAGTTAAAGCATTTTGTAAAGCGTTCATTTTCTTTTCCATGTAAACCGCTTCAATCTCTGAAGGCATTTCTTCTTCTCCTGCTGCTCCTTTCTTTACTAGAACTTGTGCCCAGTATCCGTTAAGGTCTTTAATACATAAATCTTCTGAAACTGCAATAGGCCCTACTGTGATAGTTCTCTGAGAAAATGTAGTCGTGTCTGCTCCAGTTCTAGTACATGAGTCAGATCCGAAAACTACATCTGTAGATAAAAACTGTAAGTTAGAGCTTCCTTTAATTCCTGTTTGGATGTCTGCTACTTCTGCTAGTCCTCCAGTCGCTTGCATCTGTGCAATCAATGGAAAGTCTTGGTCTTCTATGTATGCGCTTAGTGCGCTTAAATCAAATGCCATAATTATTTTTTTTAATGTTTATTTATTTTGTAAAAATTGATTTCTTTTTAGGAGAAATTACTCCGCTTCTTTTTTTCTTAATTGGTGCTACGCTAGACTCATTAGCTAACTCCTCTACTGCTGAGAACATAGCTTTCTCTTTTGTGTCTGCTTCTGCTTTGTATTTAGCGAATTCTGCTTTCACAGTTTCTAATTCTTCTGTAAGTTTTGCGAATTGCTCATTGAATACTGTTTCAGTAGATTCGATAATCTTACGAATCTTAGCCTCTGTTACTGTTTCAGCTTTTGGAGTCGCTTCTGTTTCCATTGCTTCCTCTTCTTCTGCTTCTACTTCTTTAATGTCGGTAATTGCTCCCTCCATTACAGTTACTACTGTTCCATCTGCTAGTGGGTAATCTCCGTTAGGCATTGGAGCAACTTCTCCCTCTACCTCTACAGTAACCATTGCACCAACTTCTAAAGCTGGGTCGATGTTAACCATTGTACCGTCTGCTAATTCAGCAGCCATTAACTTAATTTCAGTTACTTCTGGAGTAGCCTCTACAGCTACCTCTTTTGTTTCTTCGCCAAAAATTAAGCTCTTTACTTTGTCTAAAGTTTCTTTACTCATATTATCTATTGTTTGTTTGTTACTTAGTTGTACATTGTCATATATACTTTTTTCAAAGTCTTGTATAGTTTCCCTTATTTTGTTTATTAAATCTTCCTCCATTTCTACTGGCTCAAGTTGTTTGAACATACCTTCTACGCTAAAGCCTGTAAACTCTCCGTTCTTTACTTGCTCCCATATTTCATCGTTATCAACTTTAGCAGAACCCCACAGACTACCGTTAGGCACTTTCTCAAATTCCTTAGGAGCTACCTTGCCACGTTCATTGTCTATAATAAGGTTGTCTAACATATAAACCCCTTCTGCAATTTGTCTAGGGTCGTGCATTAAATTAAAGTTGTTATTTAAGCCTAGTCTGCTCTGCTTTTCTCTTATTTGCTCTATAGTCTTAGCTGAGAACTTTACAAAGAACTTTTCGCCATTCTCTCCGATTCTAGGGATAAGTAAATCGGCAACCATAAAATAGCCTTCTATTATACGCTTCTCCTCGTCTTTAATATTAAACTTATACTCTGACTGTTTGCTAAATGCCATCCAATTCGATTCTATTGCAGGTTGGTCTACTAAAGCTATAGCAGTTACTCCAGACTCGTCATCTGTGTCTATTACTAATTCAAATACTTCTATTTTTTCCATTGTGTTATATTTTAAAAAGTTGCGCTCTCTTCTATTACGCTTACATTGTTTTGTGTTTCTGTTATGTCTGTTTCTGTGACAAATACTTGTTGACTTCCTAGTATTGTGCTAGTGTTACTAACTGGAGTTATTGCTGCTCCTCCTCCTGCTGCGCCTGCTCCATCTGCACTTACATTTTGAGATTCTGAGGCTACAGGACTACCGCCACCTTGATAAGATGTAGCTTTAATTGCTGCTATTTGCGCTATGGTTGTAACTGCTGCCGCTGCCATTGCTATAGCTGTGGCGATTCCAAAATCTGCTTTAGGCGTTTGTGCTAGTATAGACATTTGAGCTTGTGCGCCATTTACTAAAGCCATTGCTATATTTAGTTTTTTCTCTCTTTCAAAACTTGCCTTTCTTAGCTGCTCTTTTTTAGCTTCGTTATCTCCTGCATTTTTTAAATCATTTTGCAGAGCCATGCTGTTTAAATCACCTATAGCTCCTATTACCTGAGTAGCACTTTCTAGCCTTTCCTGAGTAGCTTCTAAGTTAGCTTGTCTTACCTTTTCAATCCTTTCAAGTTCTATGTCTGCTAGTGCTTTCTCCCTAGCCATTGTTAGCTCTATTTCTAACTCTGTAGTTAGTAACCCTTGCTCCTCTAAAGTTGCTATATTGTTACGAAAGTCCTCTTCTATTTGTATCCTTTGTCTTTCTGTTTCGTCTTGCTCATTTGCTACCTTAGCATCGAATAATAGTTTTTCATATTCATCTCTTTTAGCTTGCGCTTGTCTTTCTGCTTCTAGTCTTTTATCATCCTCAGCTTTCTCTAATTCTGCTAGTGCTTTATGCTTCTTTTGAGCTATAAGCATTTCGGCATCAAAAGTGAGTAGTCCTTTCTTTTCTAGTGCTTCAAGTTCTAACTGGGTATTATAGTCTATTTCTGCTCTTGCCCTTTCTCCTTCGTCTTGTATTAATTGTATTTTTATTTGCGCTTGCTCCTCTTCAAATTCTGCTAAGGCTTTAGCATCTTCTATAAGTTGTTTAGATGCTTCTGCTTTGTCCTTTTCTCTTTGCTCCCTTCTTTTTTTAGATGCTTCTTTTGCTGCTTTCTCTGCTGCTTCTGCTTCTTTCTCTCTTTGCTCTTTTCTTTCTCTTTTACGGTTAGCAAAAAATATAGTTTGCTCTCTTCCTGCCTCTATATAAGCATCTCCAGCAGCTTTTAAATTTTTAACTAATTCGTTGTGCGCTTTTATATCATCGTCAGTAATTTCTTTATTTTGCGCCTTTTTAAAATCTAGTAACTTCTGCGAATTCTTATACTCATCTATAGCTATTCTTTTTGCTTCTAGTGCTGCTTTCTTTTTTTGGTTTACTATAGCCCACTCTGCATCTGCTGTATCTTCTCCTTTAGCTTTTAGTAGTTCTAGTTCGTAATCTAAGTCTCCTATCACTTTCTTAGATAGCCTTTCGTGCGCTTCTCTTAATTTCTCTAACTCTTTAGCTTGCTTTTGATAGCTTTCTATTTTCTTTTTTGCTGCCTTTTCTATAGCGATTGCTTCATCGCTTGCCATTATACCCATCCATTGCAAAGCATCTACTACAGCATTAATAATGGCATCAAAAGGAATTAAAGTTTTAATCGCGCTCCATATAGCATCTTTAAAATATATAATAGCTCCCACTACAGCAGTTAAAGCTATAACCACTAAACCGATCGGGTTCATTTTCATTGTGGTATTTAACGCCTTATTAGCTGCATTAAGCATCCATGTTCCTACTGCAGCGACTTTCTCTGCTGCTGCTTTTGCCATTACTTGCACCTTACCTTTCTTGAGTAGGTTGTTGTAGAGTTTTTTAGCTGCACTTAGTCCCTCTATTGCTCCTTTGAACCCCATAGAAATAGCCATAGCTTTCTCTATACTAGCTGCCATTTCTTGCATTGTTTCGTTTTCGCCACCCATTAAAACTAAACTAGCTGTAACCTCTCCGATACCACCTGCTAAACCTCCTAGTTGACTAGCTACCCCTTCTCTGTCTAGCCCTTCAAAGCCTAGCTCTATATTCTTAATTTCTGCGCTAGTACGTGCTATAGAATGTGATAAGTCATCAAAAGCCTTACTGCCTCTTGGTACTTCTTTTATTCTAGCTTGCAATTCAGCAAAGTGCTCCTCTAGTTGCCCTAGCTTCATGTTGGCAGTATCTGCCTCTAATAGTACTTTTAAACTTATAGTATTTTCTGCCATATCTTAATCGAATGTTATCGTAGTTCCTAAAGTACCGCCTCCTCCACTTGTACTTATAATTATAACTAGTCCTTTGTTAAAAATAAAATCGTATTCTATCTCGCTTGCTCCATCTCCTGTCAAATCTATCCTACCCACTTGAGTAGATGCTGCAGGAGGTGATACATTGTCATCGTATATCTCCATAGTTGAGGTAGATGTACCTACTCCATCTCTAGAGAATACTATGCGCTCTAGCTTGCCAGGACTTGTCTTGATTACTGTGCCTGTAGTAGTGCCAGTTATAAACTTAGGTCTAGCCACTCCCTCGCCTTTTCCTAGTGTGTAAATAGCTCCTGCTCTTAAAAATAAATCTACATTGGTAGTAGAGCCTCCAGTATTCTCGTTAACCATGCTACTAGGAAAGTGAATGTCTGCAGCGTATGGAGTTGCTAATAGTCCTACTTTGTGAATAGTTCTACCGTTTACCGTATATCTTATAGAGCCTGCATTATACTCTATTTCGTAGACTTGAGCATTCTGTCCATCAGCATTAAATGTATCTGCTCCGTTGCCTGTCCAACTAGATTGATTAATTAAAGTTATAGCTCCATTAATTGCATGACCTACCGACCATACGCCATTTTCTATCTGTACAAAAGCTCCATTAATAGGGTTGCCATCTGCTTCATTAAAAGCTCCCCACCTTCTTAGGTTATTTGTAGCTCTTGGAAATTCTGGAATAGTTACAGCGTGATGTGTAGTGTTATAATTAGCAGGGATAAACCTAGCAACGTCTATAGTCTGTATCTTTACGCTACCGTTTGCAGTCGTGTTGGTTTTCATTTCTAATTGCCCAGAAACAGAAGCGTCTTGAGTACCTCCGTTAGCTAGTGTTATAATATATTTGTCTGTTAGTAGTGCAGCATCTCCATAAGCCTCGCCTACTAAATGAGTTTGATCTGCTACCTTTAAACTTTGCCCAGGTGTTACCTTGGCATTAAAGCCATCGTTTGCATCTGCTATAGTTACATCTAGATTCCCTGCTCTAGTTGTTAGCACATTCATAAAACTCCCATCGGGGTCTATTCCTGTTAGTATGCTTCTATTTAAGCTCGTTACCATTGCAGGACTTATAAAAGCATTTGTAGTTAATAGTTGAGGCTCTACTGCTGTCCTAGTTATTTTAGTTGTATAATAAAAGTCTGTTTGAGTTACTAGCGCATCATTAGTAAACTCGTATTTTATAAAATTAACAAAAGCAGGAGCTGCAAAAAATTGGTAACCATTAGCAGCCACATAAGGAATAGTTAAAGTCCTCACTACGTCTGTAGCTGCTTCATCTGAACAAAAGAATATCTCAATCGTGCCATCATGAGAAGCATTTATTTCTGTTTGCACTTGCGTAAACCCATCCACGTCTAATACTGGAGAGGTAAAAGTAGCGCCTGCTAGTAGTAGGTCTGTGGTTAAAAAGCCTGTTTCTTCGGCGGGGTTGTCTTGAATGTAAGCCATATTATTTTATATTATAATCTACTCCATTGTAGTATAGAGTTACACTATCATTTATTTTAGTTATTCTTATACTGTCATCGCTTTCAACTAAGCCAGTTATAAATCTTGCATCTATTACTAGGTCATTGTCTCCTGCTATCTTCTTAAAAGTTTGCTCATAACCCTCATATAGTCCTTCTGCTAGGTTTATGGTTACTATTCCACTTGTACAGTCTGCTTCATAACCTACAATAGATAAGTCTTGGCTATAAGTTCCTGAGGTCACTAATAGTATGCCATCGCCTCCCTTCTTTTGTCCGTTAATGTAAGTTATATTTGATTCTGTTACTGTTACATTACTTGTATTAATTAGGGTTATGTTTTCTAGGTTTGATTCTACAAAGTTGTTATCGCCTTGTATAGATACGTTTCTAGTATCTGAACTCACTACATTATTGTCTCCTACAATGTCAATATTATTAGCGTTCCTATCTACTATATTGTTTTCTCCTTGTATTTCTGTAGTTCTAGTATTATAACTATTTCTATTTGTTGGAGTTGCTGTATATTGCCCTAATACTGGCACAGTCTCCTCTCCTATAGGTGTAGCTATTCCTCCGTTTGGCTGCGCTGTTAGTACTGTATATTTGTCTTTATTTTTAAGTTTTAAAAAGTGGCATTCTGTTAATTTAACATCCGCAGGGTTGTAGTTATTTACCTTTAAAAGTCTATGATAGGCATTGTTAAAGAAATATTGCTTCTTAAAGCTCAAAGTAGAAATGTCTAAAGGAGTTAAATAAAATCTACCTTTTACCACCTTACTATCTTTGTTATTCGTTACCGTTATCGGATAATATGTGCTATCGTAGTATATCTCATAAGGCAATCCGAAATTTAAATCTACAGTAGGGTTAAATGGGTCATCAAAATGTCCAGAATAAGGGTAATCTAGTTGTAAGTCTCCTTGATGCGTCCATGTCGTAGCTGTGGCTTTTAGTCCGTTATAAATTAAGTAACGAATATTGCTAGAGGTTTTCTGAGCTTGTTGGTACTGGTCTAATTTAATTATAGTACTTAATACTCTATCGTTAGAGCTTTGACCAACTAAAGGAGTAGGAGAGAAAATAATTTTATTTGTATCTGTTTTATTTAAAAACTCATTGTTTACTATTATCTCTCGTTGCCCATAAATGTCATCATAGCTTTCTATGTACTTTTGATTATAGTAGTCTTTATCTTCTTTGTAGCTAAAAATGTACCTAGACGCATCTAGTAAAGCCATAGGCTTATATACTAAGTCTTGAGATACGTCTAGCTTTCCCGTCCAATTTATAACAGAAGCATTGTAAAAGTCATCTCTAGGCTCTATTCTTAAATTGTTAGGGTTGTTGACGTCTGGCTCAATAAACAAATTAAACATATTTACAATAGACATTACAAAGTCTCTTTGCTTTATCTTTCTAGGGAGGCAGCCATACATATCTATTGTGTCTTGATAAGCATACTCGCTATTGACTTGGTTAGCTTTAAATAGTCCAGTGTTTACTATATTTATGTCAAATAAACCATTGTAAGAGTTTCCACTTGTTGCGTTGTAATATTGTCCATAAAGAGGAGTTCTAGATATTGTTAAGTTTTGAGCGGTTGCAAATACTTTTACGTTATCGCCATTAAATAAAGGTATGTCCGACAGGTTTACTATTAATCTATTTGCAGGGTTATAACTTCTAGGTTGTACGTTATAAGCTCCAGATACAAAGTTAACATTATTTGTATAGTTATCGTTAGGAGGTATAGGGTTTGTAGCAGTTGCATACGTTCCACCTACTGAAAACACATTACTATAATCTGGAGCTATAAACATCATGTTACTGCCTAGAGTTTGCCCTGTAGTAGTATTTATAATAAATAAAACTATTCTAGTCCTTATGTTAGCTTGTACTGTTTCAGTTGCTGTTGGCTTATATAAAGCTGTCACATCTATAGAAGTAGATATGTTATACCTTCCAGTTCCCGGAGCTGTAAAAATTCCTGCATTGTGAATGTTTCCGGGGTCGCTTACATCTGTAAAACTAATGTCTGAACTTGCAGAGTTAGATATGTCTATCATGCTAGATGTAAATACAGGAGTATCTGCCTCAAAAATTCTATTGTTTATTTGTGCAGAAGATAAACCAAATTTATCTCCGTTGAATGGTATTATACCTCTTTTAAATCTTTTATCTAAGTTGCTATTTAAAAAGTTAGATGTATATGTATATCCTGCATCTGCAAAAATTCTATCCCATAGCTCCTTAACATAAAAGGCAGGATATAAGTCTGTCGCTTCATAAGTTTCTAAGTCTGTCGCTACTCCGTAATCTATAAGTGGGTAGACATATCCACGACCATATTGAAAAGGTAAGGTAGAGCCTAAATAAGCGATAGAGGTATCCCATGATGCTCTTTGCTCTAATTCATTCCATGGGTGTTGATAGTCGTTCAATCCTTGTATGTCTGTTAGTTCCTTTTCTGCTAAGTCTGTAAAAAAGTTAGCTGTAGTTCCTAATAATACGCATTTATATATTATATGGCTATTGTCTAGGTAGTGAATATCTTTTAATTGAATAAACCCATTTAGTATAGTTTGAGAATCTACCAAATAAACTGCATCAGCTTTTAAGTTAGGGTTAAAAGTACCGTCTATATTAATCTCAAAAATAAAGTTAAATAGGTCGTTTAATACTTTGCTGCCTGGAAGCGTTACCGTTTTAGAGTAAGTACTTTTACGCTTATCTAATTCTTTTATGTCTTGAATAGAATAAGTAAGGTTAGGCGATAAGCTACCCTCTAAAGGCACATCTACCCCGTTAACTATTAATTGTTCTTTTACCATTTACATCCTTTGTCTGTAGTCATCGTATCCTAGCTCTAGCTCTACTTCAATTTTAAATAGTTTGTCCCTTACTACTTTCTTTTTAGTGTAGTTTGTAGCTTTAATCTTTGCTATTGCTGTAAGTTCGTTACCCTCTTGTAAGTATATCTCAGGACTTGACATTAACTCTAGTAACCAGTTACTCTCTGCTTCACTTATCCAATCCGACATTAGCTTAATAGTTTCGCTTTTCTTTGTGTAGTATGTTACCTTTTCGCGCTCATTCATGCTATACACTATATCGTTGCCTACTACAGTATCTAAGTTTACTTTCATGTCTTTACGTTCTATCTCAGTCATAGACATATCGCCTAAATAAAAAGTAAAGCTATCGAATGCTCCTAAGTTGTTTTGGAATATTAAAGTATTAGTATTGTATTTACAGCTTTCCTCTATTATAAAAGTTCTAGTTTCTGAATAAGAGCCGACCCCTCTAGCTTGTATTTCATAAGAGCCTACCGTAGAATCTATAATAGGCTGCGCTCCTATCAATAAATTAGCTACATCTATATTGTTTAAAGATGCAGGAGAGCTAGGCACAAACTGTATGTCACTACTACTAGCCGTTACATCTATCTTTGCTCCTGCTAAAGGACTGCCATTTAAATCAAATACATTTACATTAATAAAAGTTATAGCGGGGTCATCCAAATAATAAAGCCATCCATGAGAGTTAATAGATACTTTATGGTTGTCAGGCATATTGGTAAGAAACTTCTTTGTAATGCCGTCTAATTCATACTCGGTAACATCCCAATTTATAAAAGGTCTTTTCTCTAGTGATGCATTAAAAGCCTTTCTGCTTATGTCTGTTTCCTCATTTGGATATTGTACTACTGTAGTACCGTACTCCTCGCCAAATTCAACGATATAGGATAGAGAGCTATTACTAGCATTATAAGTTCCTGCGTCTCCTGTAGGGTTTCCTACATCGCTTGTTAGAGCTGACTCTAGTACTCTATGAATATCTACCTTTCCTTTGTTGTCCGATGGTCTTGCAGGTATTCTTAGTCTTACTGTTTTAGTTCCTGAGCCATTAATATAAATATCTACTAAGTAAGCAAAGTTTGGCTCTGCTACATTAGTGGACTCTATAAGGTACTCCATTTTATTGTAAACTGGCGCAAAGTCTTTAGGGGTTGCATTTATTGTTATTGCCATTATTGTATCTTTTTAAATTCAGCAACTATAACATCTTCAAAGTCCTCGCCTGTGGCTGCTGCTAAATGCTGTTTTAGTATCTTTAATCTAGTAGGTGTTACTACTTCATCGTAAAAGTTATTGCCTTTTATTCCGTTCTGTTTCCAACTTGTAGCCATTGCAAAGGCTTGACTATCTCTATCTCCTGCCTTGTATGATTTTCCTGCTAAACTTGTTATAGTAGCTCCTTTATTCACAAATAACCCTTTATTATTCATCCATTGCTTTGCAAAGTAAAAAGGTATTTTAGAAGCCGAGGTATAAGAGTAAGGTGTGTTATTCTTAACCGTTCTAGTACCGTTTACTCCCTTGTTTACATAATCGTAATATTTATTAAGTCTAAGCGTAAACTCGTAAGCACTGCCTAATACTACTGCTGTAAATCTTATTTGTTCTGCTAAGTCTCCAGAAACATAAGCCTTCTTCTCTACAAGTTTTTCTTTTAGCTTCTCTTGCATCTCCTGTCCAAACTCGTTTAGAATTTGAATAACACTACTATCTTTTATGTCTGTTACTTTCATCTTCTTTTTAGTTCTTCCATTCTACGCTGTGCTGCTTCTGCTTTTTGTTTCTCCTTTACAAAGCTGCAAATATTTAAGAACTCTATTACGTTCATTTTTTCGTAGTAGGGTCTTTTTGTAAAGTCTCCATTGCAGAGATTATCGAGGGTGGCAATCCAACCCCATCGCTCTGCAAATCCTTCGCCACCTCCATAATTGCGCTCCTGCTCTCCTCTGTCATCTTCTCCAGTTTCCGAGTCAAATAGTCCTGAGTACATTTCGTTAATTCTCGACACAGATTGCAAAAAAAAACAGCTATCGGATAAGCATCTTCTATCGACATTGTATTACGTATGTCATCTGCTAGGTTTCTAAAGTAACTAGGCTCTATTGCCATTACTTTGTTATTCTTGTCTACTGGGAATATAACACTAGCTAGAATGTCAGGCATCTGTTCTATATGTACATTTGGGTTATCCGCAAACCCTTTCAAGTAAGTTGTGAAGCTCATGTACTGCCCTGCCTCTAAATCGTTAATATGGTTAACTATTCCGTACCTTTTACCGTTAATAGTAAAATACTGTTTAAGTATTCGGCTAGGCTCAACTAATAAATGCGAAAGGTCTATAGATAACTCTGCAGGCTTGCACTTTAGTACATCCTCTCGTTTATTGAAAATACACAATAGGTCTATAGTCCTAGTAAAAGGGTTATCGTACTCAGCACTCCTTATTTTGTTTATCTGTATGTAGTCTTTAACAAGTACCTCCTTTAGGCTCTTTGGTATTCTCATATTGTCTATTGTAAAAAAATAATTTAGTTGTATAATTAATATACAAAATACTTACCGCTTGCTTTCATAGTTTTTAAAGCGTGGTTACATATTGCTCTACTCATTACATAATCATCATGCAAACCTACAGGAGCAGAGTACTTTATTGCTCTAGTCTTTAGGTTGTATTCATAGGTAAATACTTCTAGCTCGTTTACTTGCCAGTCGTGTCCTATTATACCTATATCCTTATTCTCAAATTTAACTATTAAGTCCTCTACTATGTTTTGTTTAGATTTAGATGTAGTTACGAAAGGCTGTATTGAGTTCTTATTGTATGCTACCTTATTACGTATCTGTTCAAAAATAGCATCCTGCGCTCCATTGCTTTCAATTAATGTATTAGGTCTGTAGTGGTTTAACTGGGTTACTATGTTGTTTATTATTGCGCTCCATTCCATATGCCGCCACCTTTCGGAATAAACCTCAACATTGTTATTATCGCAAATCGTTAGTACTGTATAATCGTCTGACCTACCTAAGTCAATCCCTGCATAAAGGCTAGACGTATTTACAGACCTTTTAATGCACTCTTTTATATTTCTGAATACACTACTCCCATTGTCTAAGAACTCTGCTAGATACTCTTGTTTAAATACATGGTCGGGTAGATTCCTTTCGGCTTCTCTTATTTCTTCGGGATCAATAAATGGATTGTCGTAGCTGCTGCCTCTAAAACTTATATAGTTGCTGTTGTGTTCTGCTAGATTGAATAGGTTGTAAAATTGATTCTTACCTTTTGGAGTTGATAAGATTAAAACTTTTTTACCTCGCACTAATACAGTAGCTTTTAGTACTTCATTCCATGCCTCAGGCTTAAAGAAAGCGAACTCATCGCAAATAAGAGCGTCAAAGGTTTCTCCTCTTATACTATCGTAGGCATCTGCACTATAGAATTGAACTGTGCTACCTGTAGCAAATTCTAGTATTAAATCTCCTTTGTTTACGTTGGTAATAAATGGGCAACCTACTACAGCTTTCTCTATGTCCTTAAAAACTTTTTTGGCTTGCTTGTATATTGGACTAACCCATCCTATTTTCCATCGGCTATTTTCTAGCGCCCATTTTATAGATTGATTTTCGCCTAGTGTAGACTTCCCAAACTGTCTACCAATAGAAACTATACAATACTTAATGTCTGTGTCTAGTGCCTTATGTATCTCCCTTTGCTTTGGGTGTGGTCTATATAAATCTACCTCCTCCAATTTAACCCCAGTTAGTTTTATAAGTTTTTACAGTATGCTTATGCTCAATAACCTCAGGCTCATTCAATCCCATCATTTTAGATATTGCTTCTAAGGCTCTTATTTTATCGGTGTTCTTAGTTTGGTTCATGATCCTATAGAACGCTTGTTTGTCCTCCTTAGTTAGCGTATTATCTGCTCCTAGTTGGAATGTGTAGTCTGCATCGCTTATGATTTGTAAGTAGCCTTGTAGTATAAAAGCTCTATCTATTCCATGCGTTTCAGATAGCTCTCCCTTTAGTTTATTGATAGTTAGTGCTATGTTAGTTTGGTTTGCTAACTGTGAAGCATTAACTTTTATCCATTCAGCATCTTTATTCTTTGGGTTATAAGCCTGCCTATACGCTTCTGTTTGGTTACCTAGTGTTACGCATAGCTCTGCAAATTTCTGCTCTTTAGGTGTCAGTTCCTTATCCATAGAACTCAGTCTTGTCTAGTTTAAACTTTCCTTGTCCATTCTCATTGAATGAGCATATAATATACATCTTAGTCTCATGACTTATGTATATCTTTTTATCCTTGTATGTGTATTCTTTACTCCAGTCCATTTCTTCATATTCTTTTACCATTCTGCTCTATTCTATTTCTGTTTAACATTGTTTCGTTTACCTCGCTATTTTGCACTACTTCAAAAATGAAATTACTGGGCAGGTATTTCCACCTCTGAATTAAAGAGGCATACTGTAGAGCTTTATAGTGTTTCTTTTTAATCTTCATATTTCTTTTTTAATACAATATAGCAAATAACAAATAGTGCTAATATCCAACTAAATAAAACAACATCTTTCATTATTCCTCATATAAGTTAATAAAATATACTTCTCCCTCTGTTTCAATAGTAGCATTCGCTGCCCATATCGTAATATAACCGTTCATGTATTCTGTGATCATGTAGAGCTGACCATCCTCATGCACTTCTAAACAGTAGCTATATACGTTCTCCTCCTCCATACTCATCTACTAGCTTATTGTAGTTTGCTACCATTCTTTGATAGTAGCTATTAACACATCTACCGCATCCTATGTTTACTTTAGCATTCTTTTGCGTCTCTATGTACTTAACAAATAAAGTGGCTATTGCTTTGTTTATCTTTGGGTCTCTACTAACTGCATTCAATTTCTTATACGCTTTCAAATAAGGCAAATAGTCTTTTATCTCGTCGAAAAGTGGGTGGTGCTGTTTAATGCCTTTGAACGGTTTTAGCTCCTCTATTCCATGTGCTACATCTGGCATAGCATCCAACCACTCTAAAAGAACCGCCTTAGTCATCCCTTTAGTGTTTATTCCTAACTTAGTTGCATAGCTCTTTAAAGCTCCCCATTTTAACTCTCTGTAGTCCATTAGTCTTGTTTTGCAAAGTATAAAAATATAACCATAAATGATAAGTCCATAAAAGCAATAGTAAAAGCTAGACCTATCCAGAACGATAAACAATAAGCGCAGCTCAAAGGCTTAAAGTCTAAAGTGTAAAGTATCTTACTAATTGGTTGGTAAACATATTTAAAACCCTCTTTAGTTGTAAAGGTTTGTTTGAATAAGCTAGTCCATCCTAGTATCGCTAGTATTGATATTATTATTATGCTCATTTGTTTTGCTTTCTTAATTTGTTATAAATGCTTTCCATTCGTTCCTTTGCAGTTGCTCTGTGTATTCCTGTGTGGTCTGAGAATAGTTTTATAGATAGATTTCTCTTTACTATTTCTTCGACCCAAATACGCTCCATTTCGTCCAGTTGTTTAACTTGCTCTAGGTATTCTTTATAAACGTTATTGCTAATGTACGGAATATCTTTTAATTTTAAGTAGTCTAGCTCAGTAGATTCTCTTAGCACATTATCAAAATGCAAACGGTTAAACTCAGATCCGGACAAGTGAAACATCTTATAAGCTACTACGAAAATAAACCCATCTATCTTATTCAAGTTACTAGGT